ACCTGCATGGGTGTTGATTGTTGCAGTAATCATTTGGATTATATTATAGGAAAGTTATGACAAAAGTATCTGACGCGACAAAATTTAGAAAGAACATCACGAAATCAATACAAGGATTAGGTATAGGTTTCAATGATCCAACCGATTGGATCAGCACAGGCAATTACGCCCTAAACTATCTCATATCGGGTGATTTCAACAAAGGTATTCCCCTAGGCAAAGTATCTGTACTTGCCGGTGAGTCTGGTGCAGGTAAAAGTTACATTGCATCAGGCAACATTATTAAGAACGCACAAGACCAAGGCATATTTGTAATCCTTATAGATTCTGAAAATGCCCTTGACGAACAATGGTTACAAGCATTGAAAGTTGATACGTCAGAAGATAAACTTTTGAAACTGAGTTTGTCAATGATCGACGACGTGGCAAAAACTGTTTCTGAGTTCATGAAATCATACAAAGACGAACATGCAGACAACAAAGAAGGTGCACCAAAAGTTCTGTTTGTGATAGACAGTCTGGGTATGTTATTGACTCCAACAGATGTTGACCAGTTCGAAAAAGGTGAGATGAAAGGTGACTTAGGTAGAAAGCCAAAGGCTCTTACAGCACTAGTAAGAAACTGTGTAAACATGTTTGGAAGTTGGAACGTGGGATTGGTAGCAACCAACCACACGTATGCATCGCAAGACATGTTCGATCCCGACGACAAAATATCAGGAGGGCAGGGATTTATCTATGCAAGTTCGATAGTGATAGCGATGAAGAAATTAAAATTAAAAGAAGATGAGAAAGGTAACAAAATATCTGATGTAAGAGGTATCAGAGCGGCCTGTAAAGTCATGAAGACAAGATATGCCAAACCTTTTGAATCGGTACAAGTCAAAATTCCATACGATACAGGTATGGATCCTTACAGTGGATTGGTTGACCTTTTTGAGAAAAAAGGAGTTCTGACACAACAAGGAAATAGACTAAAATACGTGGATTCTAAAAATAAAGAACACTTAGACTTCAGAAAAGCATGGACAGGTGATAAATTAGATATGCTTATGGCAGACTTTACAAATGTCTCAGAGCCGGAAGAAAAGATAGAAACAACTGAAGAATGATCGAATTTACACACGAAGACATCGAAAGATTATGGGGATCAATTGTCCACTACGTGCCTGAAAGGCAAAAATTAGACATGGCCATCGATTTCATAAAAAGTTTAGAGGATATAGGTGTAGAACAAGACGAGATAAAAGCGTCTGCCGAATACGATCCTAAGTTGGAAGAAGCGATCAACACTGTATTCGAGGACGACGAAGATGAAGAGTCAGACGGATACGGAGAAGATGATTAATTGGTACAACGAAGTAAGCAGAAACATATCAAAGATTCCTGACTGCATTGCACACTTTGACAAGGAACTCCAAGAAGCAAAGAAACAGTGTAAGATATACGGAAATTTAGAAAAGGCAAGTGCCGCACTACCTGGTATAGTAGAAGAAAGGTTTGGACAACTACAACAACTCGAAGCAATACTAGAATACCTAAACATAGAACTAAGAAGATTAAGATCGAAGACATTTAAAAAATTTTTGGAGAACTACAACAGAGCACTTTCAAGCAGAGATGCAGAAAAGTACGTGGACGGAGAGGATGATGTTGTCGACCTTACAAAAATCGTTAATGATTTTGCTCTTATACGAAATCAATACTTAGGCATAACCAAAGGACTGGATCAGAAGCAATGGCAGATAACAAATATTGTTAAACTGCGGGTCGCGGGAATGGAAGATGCCGATATCAGATAGCAGAATAATACTGACAGATGTCGATGGAGTGCTCCTAGAATGGGAACACCATTTCATTAAATGGATGTTGCAAAGAACATTGTTTGATGAAAGAGGTGCTAGATATCATCCTTACAGACTACTACCAAACAAGGAGAACACATACGAAATGGCCGAGCGTTTTGGTCTTTCTATAGACGAGATAAGGAAATTGATAAGGGAGTTTAATCGAAGTGCATGGATGGGAACGCAAAGGCCTATGCTGGAATCACAAACATGGGTAAAACTACTTGCGGCTGAGGGTTGGACATTCATCCCGATTACATCGCAGACATCAGACATACCTGCCCAACAATTACGTAAAAAAAGATTGGCTGAACTTTTTGGTGATCACGTTTTTACAAACTATCATATACTAGGGACAGGAGCGGACAAAGAAAGCGCCTTAGCGGAGTTTCACAACACTGGACTGTATTGGGTCGAGGACAAGCCAAAGAACGCTATAGCCGGACTTAAATACGGTTTAAAGCCTATATTAATAGATCATCCATACAATCAAGATCTTGATCATCCTGATATAATACGTGTAAGTAATTGGAGAGACATACACAAAATATTATCAGGAAGAAAATGAAAGTTTACGTAGGTCACGATAGCAGAGAAGATATAGCATACCAAGTGTGTGAACACAGTATCAAGCGTAGAGATCCTTCTGCAGAAGTTATTCCGCTTAAACAAAAACAGATGCGGGACCAAGGTCTGTATACACGTCCTGTTGATAAACTTGCTTCAACGGAATTCACATTCACAAGATTTTTCGTACCTTACATCAATGATTTCAAAGGATGGGCAGTATTTTGTGACTGTGATTTTCTCTGGAAGATTCCTTCACATGAATTAGTCAAATACTGTGACAACAGCAAAGCGGTTGTGTGTGTTCAACATGATTACGCACCAAAGGAGACCACAAAAATGGATGGTCAAGTGCAGACAGTGTATCCACGAAAGAACTGGTCTAGCATGGTGCTTTGGAATTGCGAACACGAAAAAAACAAAATCCTAACACCAGAACTACTTAATAATGAATCCCCAAAATTCTTACACAGATTCAGTTGGCTAGATGACAACGAGATAGGATCTCTTCCCTTGGAGTACAATTGGCTGGTGGGATGGTACAAGGAACCAACCGATGGTAAACCAAAAATTCTACACTATACCGAGGGTGGACCGTGGTTCGACGGTTACAGAGATTGCGAGTATGCCGACGATTGGAAAAAAGAACTAATAAATCTTTTCAGTGCCTAATGAACTGGGAAAAACTTAAAAAAAAGCATCACTATCACAAAGATCCTGTTGAACATATCCATGCTAAAGATATTTTCGACTTACAACAGTATGAAAAACTGTACGAAAATCAAAATAACCTTGACCATGAACTTTGGCTAGAGTTTGATGCAAAACACAAGACGGGATTCGAGTTTCACGATGACATTACAAAAATAAACAAACATAAACAAGTGATGGCACTCTGGTTTTTTCCAGAACGATCAGATCGTGGAGCCAGACCTCACTTAGATATACAAGGAAAAAGTATTGCATACACTACTAACACTTTCTTGTTGACAGAATTCTCGGATATAAAAATTATCGAAACAAAACGTAAGTTCATAAGACGACCTTGCATACAACTTGACATATCTCAAGAAAAATACAAAACAATTATCCAGAAAATGAAATGAGCATAGGACAGAGATTTGTAGATAAGTGTATTAACACAGAAGTTCAGTTACAACCATGGCCTCATCAAATATTGCACGATACTTTTGACGAAAAAACTTTTCAGAAACTAACAGACGTTTGCCTGGAAAAATTACAACATATACGTACAGATAAACTAATTCAAATACATCCACAGGACTACAAGGATTATGGTATAGATTTTTATGATGAAACTGTAGATATATGTGAAAAATTATTCGAAAATGTCAAAGTTGTACATGATGTATATCCGGCATACAGGAAATATCCAACCCTTGGTATAAATGCACACATCAATATCACACCACCTTTGCCTTATAAATTTTATATTCATCAAGAAGGCTTAGAAAAAACCTGGAGTTCGGTTACATACATATCTCCAAAACAAAATGTTGGAACTAAAATGTACACGGCACAAACAGAAGATGCATTTGAAAAAGAAGCGGATTGGAGTCCTAATTCAACATTTATATTTTGTGGACAACAAAATAAAACATGGCACTCTTATGAGAGTAATCAAACTACAAATAGAATTACTTTTAATCTTTTTATAATGAAGCCTAGATCCAATAAATGCTTTTACCCTTTGTAATCCTTAATGAATTTTTGTAGAGCTTCAACATCTGCAGATAGATAACGATCTCTTGTCCTTTCCCAAACATCAAGATCTCGCTTTATAATATTCATTTCTTTTCGTATCCTTTGCCCTGTGTGATCATCAATCATTTTTTTGGATTGTATTTGCACATGTAGTAGGACGTATGCTCTACCTAATCGCACCGCTAATTTTGTC